GGCCATCGCGCATGAAAACCAATCTGAAGTCCTTAGTTGATTGTTCTTTGATTTAGAGAAATCAAACGGTATGCCTAGAGGCGGGAAGCGCATCGGAGCCGGTCGGAAGCCTAAGTCTCTGACCGCGAGACTGTTGCAGCATCCGTCTGTACCCGTTGCACCGCCGCCGACGAATCCCGGGTCACCGATCGAAGAGTTCGACGCGCCGAACGATTTGACGGCGGAAGAACGAGCGATCTGGCTGAAGCAGGCCCCTCATGCGTTTGCCAACCGCAGCCTGACCAAGGCGTCAGCCCTCAGCTTCGAGCGGTACTGCAAGGTGGTCGTGCTCGAGCGGAACGAGGCGAAGAGCTCCGGCGTCGGCGGGGCGAACCATCGCGGGCTGCTGAAGCAGGTCACGGCGCTCGAGCTCCAGTTCATGCTGGCGCCGAACGGCCGCGCGATGCCGGTGACGGACGCCTCGACGGGCGCGGCGGACGAAGACGCGGCGTTCTTCGGCGGGGCGCGGAACTGATGACGACCGCGTTGGCGCCGGCCTGGTGGGGCGTGGGAGAGCAGGCGCCGCACGAACGCTGGCCAGGGGTCACGGTCCCTATCGATGACTGTGGCGGAAAGTACCGGTTCGATGCGGCGAAGGCCGACCGGGTGTCTGCCTTCTTCCCGAGGTACTGCAGTCACAGCAAGGGCGATTTCGCCGGGAAAGCCTTCCAGCCCCTCGACTACCAGATCCAGCTGATCCTGCGGCCGATCTTTGGCTGGGTGGACGCGGCGGGCCTGCGGCGGTTCCAGAAGGCGTACATCGAGATCCCGAAGAAGAACGGGAAGACCCAGCTGATCGCCGGTCTGGCGCTCTACATGCTGCTGGCCGACGGCGAGCCAGGCGCGGAGGTGTACGTCGCCGCGGCTGATCGTGAGCAGGCGCGCATTCTGTTCGCGGCCGCGAAGTCGATGGTGGAGGCAAACCCGCAACTCCAGAAGCGGCTCGTCGTGTACCGTAACTCGATCGTGCGGGCGGATGATCCCAGCGCCTTCTTCCAGGTGCTCTCGTCGGAGGCGGCGACGAAGCACGGCCCGAACATTCACTGTCTGATCATCGACGAGCTGCACGCGCAGCCGGATCGGGATCTGTTCGAAACCCTCACGCGCGGGGTAATTGCTCGCAGCCAGCCGCTGATCTTGTTGATCACGACGGCCGGCGACGATGACGAGTCGATCTGCTTTGAAGAGTACGACTACGCCAGGCGCGTGCTGAACAGGACGATCACCGACGAGCGGCACCTGCCGGTCATCTTCGAAGCCGATCCGAAAGACGACTGGACGGCGCCGGCGCTCTGGCGGCGGGTCAACCCGGCACTCGGCGTCACCATCTCGGAAGACAAGATCGCGGGATTGGCGACACAGGCGCGGAACGAGCCGCGGAAGCTGAATGACTTCCTCCGGTATCACCTCAACCGATGGGTGAACCAGGCGACCGCGTGGATCCCGATCGACTGGTGGGACGCCTGCAAGGGCCCGCTTGACGACGCCGAGCTCGTGACGCTCGAGTGCGCGGCCGGCCTTGACCTCGCGCAGAAGTGGGACCTGGCGGCGTTCGTCGTCGTGTTCCGGCAGTACCTGACGACGGCCGCGGCGCTCGAGGTCGTTGGTGAGGACAGCACCGGCGCCATCACCAAGCGATCGATCTCCTTGAACTATCGGTTGTTGGTGCGGCCGTTCTTCTGGATTCCCGAGAACACGATGCGCCAGCACGAGGAGAAGGACGGGGTCCCGTACTCGCAGTGGGTCGAGCAGGGGCTCGTGACCGCGACCGAGGGCGACATCATCGACTACAGCCGCATCTACGAGGACATCACGACCAAGATCGTGCCACGGTACCCGCTGTTGAAGCAGGGGACGGTTGGGTACGACCCGGCCTTCGCGACCGACATCGCGACGAAGCTCAGGGATCGTGGCGGCCTGAAGATCCTCGAAATTCTGCAGAACTACAAGATGTTTTCGGAGCCGTCGCAGATCATCGAGGCGCTGATCAAGGGCCAGCGTGTGACGCATGACGGACATCCGACGTTGCGGTGGAACTGGAGCAACGCGGCGATCAAGACGGATGACGCGGGTCGCATCCGTCCGGTGAAACCGAAGAAGGCCGCGAAGCGCGTCGACGGCGCGGTTGGGATGATCATGGGCGACAAAGCCTTGTCCATGCAGCAGCCGCCGGCAGAGCCGCAGTATCAGATGCTGATACTGGGTGGGACGAAGCCATGAGGCGGGACCGTGACGCCGGCGTCGCGGTGGTGAGACCTCGGGGTCGCCCGCCGGTTGACGAGCCGCGTACGTCGACCATCTCGATCGCGGTGACGCCGCGCGAGCATGATGCCTTGATCCGTTTGGCCAACGAGCGTCGCGCGCCGTCGTTATCCGACTATGGGCGCCGCGTGCTGTTTCTCAGCCTCGGGATTTCTCCTACAGATTAAATACAGCTTCGCCGGATAGGCCCGAACATGGGATGCGAGATCCTATGAATCGGGCCTACAGTCGTCTCGAAATTAAGAGCGTCGATGAGGCGCAGCGCGTCATCACGGGCATCGCCACGTCTGCGTCGACCGATCGCATGGGCGACGTCGTCGAGCCAGGGGGCGCGCAGTTCGAGCTGCCCATTCCCTTGCTCTGGCAGCACGACTCCAAGCAGCCGATCGGCACCGTCACCGCGGCGAAGGCAACCAAGAACGGCATCGAAATCACCGCGCAGATCGCCTCGACGGACATCCCTGGCCAACTGAAAGATCGCCTCGACATGGCCTGGCAGAGCATCGCCCTCGGGCTGGTGCGCGGCCTGTCGATTGGCTTCCAGAGCCTCGAAGAGTCTTACGACAAGGTCACGGGCGGCTTCCATTTCCTCGAGTGGCTCTGGCTCGAGCTCTCGGCCGTGACGATCCCGGCCAACCAGGACGCCTCGATTCAAACCATCAAATCACTCGACGTCGGCCTCTCGGCTGACATCCAACCGGCCGGCGCCTCGGCCTCCAGGCGCGTCCTCAGGACGATCGCCAAGGACCGTACGACCATGAAGAAAAGCATTGCGGATCAGATTGCCGACTGGACGAACACGCGCGCGGTGAAGGCCGCCGAGCAGGACGCCATTCAGGCGAAGGCGAACGAGGCGAACCGGGCCAAAGATACCGCCGAGCGCGAGGCGTTCACGACGCTGACCGACGAGATCAAGGGCATCGACGACGAAATCGCCGATCTGCGCGTCCTCGAAGCGCGCGAGAAGGCGGCCGTCGTGGAAGTCAAAGGTGCGACGGTACAGCAGGGCCTGCAGGCGCGGGCTGGCGCCGTCATCACGGTCAACCGTGAGCTCCCGAAAGGGATCCTCTTCGCCCGCTATGCGATGTGCATGGGCGCCTCCCGCGGGAACACCGGCGAGGCGATGCGGCTCGCGCAGAAGCACTACCCGGACGATCCGGGCGTCATGGCGATGGTCGAGAAGACCGCCGTCACGGGCGGCGCGACGTCGGGCAGCCATTACCTCGACGACATGGTGCCCTACAGCGTGATGAACGACTTCATCGAGTACCTGCGGCCCGGTTCCATCATCGGCAAGTTCGGCGGCCCGAATCCTGGCGGCGGCCCGAACTATCCGACGCTACGTCGTGTGGGCTTCAACGAGCGCGTGTCCGGCATCTCGACCGGCTACGTGGCGGCGTGGAAGGGTGAAGGTCTGCCGGCCATTCCGACGGCGGCGGTGACCTTCAACACGACCCTCACGTACAACAACGTGGCGGCGCTCGCCATCCTGACCAAGGAAGCGATTCGCTTCTCGAATCCGTCCGCCGAGGCGCGCGTCCGCGATGACCTCGCGCGCGCGGTCAACACGAAACTCGACGTCGACTTCATCGATCCGGGTAAGGCGGCCAGTGGCACGACCTCGCCGGCCTCGATCACCAACGGCGTCGTGGCTGTGGCTCCGACGACCACCACCGCGGCGGCGCTCGTGACGGACATGACGACGCTGCTGAAGCAGTTCACCCAGAACAACCTGGACGCCTCGGACGTGGTGTTGATCATGTCCGCCTCGCAGGCGCTGCAGATTTCGATGATGACGACGACGCTCGGGATGCTCTACTTCCCGAACATCTCGATGGTTGGCGGCAACTTCCGCGGACTGCCCGTCATCACCTCCGAGAACCTCCAGAGTGTCGGATCGCCGTCGACCAACTCCATCGTGGCGGTCAAGGCCAGCGAGGTCTATCTCGCCGACGATGGCGTGGTGACGGTCGACGCGAGCGATCAGGCGTCGCTCGAAATGCAGAGCACCTCATCGGCGAGCGCCATCAGCGGCACGGGCGCCTCGCTCGTCTCGCTGTGGCAGACCGGCGCGGTCGGCCTGCTGGCGCATCGCGAGATCACCTGGAAGATGCGTCGGTCCACCGCGGTGGGCTACATCTCGCCGGCCGCCTACGTCGCGTAGTCACTGAACCGGTCCGGCGGGGACACATAGAGCCCCGTCGGATCTTTCCCGCGTCAGGGAGTCTCGATGTCTCGGTATCTGGTGTTGAAGACCCTTCCGAAAGGCCAGGAGCCTGGCGACACGGTCGAACTCAACGACGACGAAGCGCGCGTGTTCCTGCTGGTCGAAGCGGTGCGCTCGATTGACGATCCGATCGCTGAAGAGACAAAGCCGCGGCGCCGGTACCATCGGCGCGATCTGGTCGCTGAGGGCTGATGCGGCTGCCGTTTGGTCTCCAGATCTCGCGCCGAAAGTCGGCTGACGCTAGCAACCTGATCACGGCCTGGCCCTTCTCGCCAGGATCGTCGGCGGGCGGCTGGTTTCCCATCATCCGCGAGAGTTTTGCTGGCGCATGGCAGCGCGGCATTGTCGCATCAGTCGAGGATGTCGCGACGCACCCGACGTTCTTTGCTGCCGCGACCCAGATCGCCGGCGACGTCGCGAAGTGCCGGCCGATGCTGATTCAGGAAGTCGCTGGTGTCTGTAAAGAAGTCGATAATCCGGCCTACTCGCCGGTCCTCAGTCGGCCCAATCACTACCAGAACCGGATTCAGTTCTACGCCTATTGGATCCTCTCGAAAATTTTTCGCGGCAACGCCTATGCGCTGAAGGAGCGCCATCGGCATGGTGTCGTATCGGCGCTCTATCTGCTCGATCCGACACGGGTGCGGCCGATGGTTACCCCCGCG